CAATCACCAAGAGTATCTAAATAAGTTGATCTATCAAAAGTATTATAAGTTCCTTGCTCAATATAATTTGAGTATTCTCTTATTTTAATTTTATGGTGTGGTTTATACATATAACCTTCATATCTAACACCTAAAGAGTCGGTGCCAATAGCCGCATTAATTTCTCTCTTTATTGAATTAAATCTGTGGTAGACTTCACCTAAAATAATTTCCTTGGAACCTAATATATTATATTCAGCAACATCACCATAAAAATTTTCATCATCTATTACAACACCACCATCTGAATCAGGTAAAGGATTGTGAGTTGTTGACAAATTATTTGTAATTCTATTTATATCAGAGATTCCCGCATTATTATCGGTGAAAAATGGCATTTTAACTCCTGATTTTACGGATGTGAAAATATTATCACTATCTGTTTTAATTATAGTTATATATATTTCACTTAACGGCCTCCCTCTATTATCTGTTAATGATGTTATGTCAATATCTTCATTAAATACAAATTGATATGATTTATCTTCATAAATAGTTTGTCCAAACGCTAACGGATATATTTCATAATCGTCATTTTCTATAACACCAACTTTTGTGTTAATTTTTTTAAAAACCCTAAAATAATATTCCGATGGGTTACCATTCACTAACCTAGTCATTCTTGAATTAGTATCTATTGAAACCAATTCACCAATATCGACACTAAAATAATAGTTCATATCATCACCATTATCTTTACCTAATCTAATTACACTATATTCACCATTATAAGGGCTTAAGGCACCACTATTACTAGCTAACCTTAACCCTTTTAATTTAATACTATCACCTTGAACTAAATTATGTTTAACTGGTGTTGCGAATGTTAACATACTTCTATTACCAATAATTGAGATAGAAACATCGATTAACAATAAACCACCATCTTTAACAATTGGATGGTTATAATCACCAACTCGATTACCTAATGGTGATGGGTAAGTTATCGTGACTTCCCAGTTCTTAATTCCACTTCTAGGTGCCATTGAGAATAATTCTCGTCTAGGCTCCATATCAACCCAAGTACATAAAGTTGTTTGTGATGGGTCTGGATTATAATAACCAAACCAACCGTTTTCTTCCTTTAGATATTTAGAAACCGCTTCTTTATAAGTTAAATCTTCAACATCATTTAATGAAATTATCGCTGCTGGTGGAAAAGTCCCATCCCTAAAAATAGTACTATTAAATGATGTCCAACTATTCGCCCCAGTTGTATTAAATAGAACATTAGTAAATAAGGTATTAAATGTACCAGTTAATCTATATAATTTAGAATTTTGTCTTTCTTGATTAAATTGTTCACCTAAATTTATTACTTTATTGGTTTCACCAACAGGTATTGGATTACTTTTTAATTCGATATTAATCTTATCAAAAATATCCTCATTGGCTGCCAATTGAGATGATGCACTATTTAATCTAAATTTTTTATCTTCCATATTATAAAATATTACTTGTACAACCATATTGACTTATAGCTTGTACACCCGTTACATTAGTGAATGGTACTTTAGTAAAAACAATTGTATTGCTAGTAGCCACTATTGTTTCAAAAATATTACCACCATCGTCTTCAAAATTATATTCTATACCAATAATTGTATTTGAAAGTGTAAATCGTCTGGAAGTTGTACCTAAACTATCCCAAGTTAAAACTAATTCAAGAGGTTCATTTATTGTATAATTTCTAGTTAATGTTTGACCATATAAATCAACCACGGTTAATGTTTGGGGATTTGGTGTTAAGTTAGTAAATGTATATATAGTATCACCTGTATTATTAGGTTGATATGTTGAAACTCCATCAGTAAGTTGAACACTAAAATCTGGCGTACCACCATTAATTTGAATTACAAGACTACCATCACCAAAACCAATACAACTTGGGTCAGATATTGATATTAAATTGACTGATATTGTATCAGGTATACTTATAACTACGCTATATGTTACTACACTTCCAGTGTTATCTGTTATTTTAACTATATATGTGCCATCTCTTAACCCTTCTACTAATAATGAATAAGAAATGTCATTAAAAATCAATGGAGTTGATATTGGCCCTGTTATTTCCACATCATAAGGTTTAACACCACCCGTAATTGATTGAATTTTTATTTTACCATTGAATGCACCTGCTGCATTCGTATTAATAGTTGTTATATTAGCGGATAATGGTTTAAGATTTTCAACTATAAAGGTTTTTTTAACTTGTGTACCAGTACCATTATCATCCGTTACTATAATATAATATGTACCACCACTTAAATTAGCGATGTCTGGTGACTCAGTTGAAACACTTATTGGTAATAATTGACCATTCCCATCCCTTTGACCAGCTAAATCATACCATGTATAAGTATAATCAGGTATACCACCATTTACTGTAACATTAATAGACCCATTACTACCATTAATTGTTGATACATTAGTAACAACACCTAAAATAGTAATATTACTTTTTACTATTCTAGTACAATCAGTGAAATACCTTGAATTCATTAAATCAAGTGCTGTATTATTTGGCTTACTACCGAAATAATAATAAAATGAGTTGCCATTAGATTGATATAGACTTTTAGATGAATCATATAATCTATAATCTATATAATCATTTGATGTAAACAATGAATCCACTTGAGTTACATCTAAACCTCTAAAAATATCATCATTTAATATCATTAATTGATTTCTAACTAACGCATCCTTCAAATCTTCTTCATTAATTTCATTATCAGTATTTTCATTAATGTCAACCCCAATCTCACACATCCTTCTAATGTTTATAGAATTTCTTTGATTGATTTTAACTCCACCAAGACAAGTTAAATCAAATAATAAACTTACATCTGTCCAACTTGGAAATTCATATGTTGTTGGAGTTAATTTTTGGTTAATTTTTGGTTTAGCTTGCCAATCACAATTAAAAACTGAACCTAAAAAATGTAAATCAGTTGGGTATAATTTCCAACCTTCTGGTGACATAGGTTTATAAAATAATTCACCTTCATAACTAGCAATTAACCCTTTTGTGACATTAGCTGATTGTACACCCTGTGAAGCATAATGCGTAAATGAATTACTATTTATTACTTTATTAGTTCCATCTCCATCTCCATCACCACAGAATTTTTCATCACTTTTTTTACGTTTATATTTGAATAAATAGGCGTATAACGACCCATTTAACCAATCATTATAAAAATCCATTTCATAAACATTTAATGATTCAGCTAAGTTTAATTTCGTACATTTTGTCCATTGCCTAGCCCCCTTTGATGAGCTCGCCCTAATTCTAATGTTAGTGCCGTCACATGGTAGCCTAACTTTTTTAACAATAGCTAGAATTCTAGCTAAAGTTACGATTATTTCAATAATAATACATAACACAACAAACAATGGGTTCCAATCCCCATCTATTGTATTAAATGGTAATGGTGATTTAGACCCAACACAATTATCAACATCTTTAAAACCAACAAAATTTCTATTTTGTTTATTATCGTTGCTTTGAAATCTAGAAACGAAGTTTTTAACAGTATAAATTTTATTCCAATATATATCAGTAAATTGCGTATCGGGAGTTGATTCATCAAAAGAATAATCAATTTCGTTTGTAGTCGATGGGTTGTGAGGTACTAAAAATTTGGCCCTACTCCTTAATCGCCCTTCGTCACCAGTTTCATCCATATTTATTTTAAAACGAACACTAGCTCTAGTCGCAATTCCCCTAGTTGTATCTTCAGTTTTTACTAAATCACCAAATTCATTGGTAACCACATAATCTAAATTCATGGGTATTTGATAAGCCCAACTACCATTTTCATTTATAACCCTACCGCCATCAACATCAAATCTTTCATTAAGTCCAAATAAATTTTTTCTTAACATTTGAATTGAACCTTCACCTTCATTAATTTCACAAATTCTACCTAATTTTTTTCTAGGGGTACAAGTTTTATTAACACTATTTTTTTCATTATCCCCAAAAATAGAGCCCATAAAAATAGCTTTAGGTTTAATATTATAATTTAAATCAACATCAATTCTTGATATTCCAACTTCATTACTTTCCTTTTCACCCCAAAATGGTATTACATTAATACCTACTTGTCTATTTTTAATTTGCGTTAAATTATTTAAATTTGTATTAGTTCTAAATTTAGTTGGGGAATCAAACAAACGTTCAGGATTTCCTTGCTCTATAAAATCATAAGGTCTTTGAGAAAATATACCAATATCAGATAAATCCACATCAACATTCACAATATGATTTCCAACTGGAACTCCAAATAACATAAAATCACCAGCATCATTTGTTGTAGTAGTGTATTTATAATATTTTTCATAAATAGACATTAGCTCTTCATTATCAACTAATTCTCTTTTTGTTGGGAATGTACCAATAGGTACGTGACATTCACCTTGAGCATCTTTAGGTAAAGTGTTATATCTAATACCATCAGAATTAACATCTTGTAAATCTTTATATGGATATAATTGAGCTATTTGCTCGTTGGCTGCATCATCATCTGTAAGTGGGATGAATATCGAAATTCTAGCATTAGGTACACCAACACCACTATTCATAATAACACGCCCAACAACAACACCATAGTCTGAGTAAAAACTACGGTATACATCTTCTTGTGATATTTTTAAAGATAAAATTTCAAGAAAATCAAAATCTTGATTTAATTGAATTTTTACATGGTTATCACCACCATTAGGGGTTGTACGTATTCTTATATTTTTTGACATTTATTTATTTTATTACATCTACACCAACAATTTCATAATTGTCTTCATTAAATTCTTGCTCATTAAAATCATCTTTATTAAATTCTTTATCAGAATAGAGAATTGTAAAATGCTTTAATATGAAATTTACAATATTAAAATTATCACTAAATACCGCTCTAAATGCAATATACCAAGAAATAATAAGTAATATTGGTGATAACACAATTATCAAAATACTTAATAAAATTATGGTTAGTATTTTTAATAATTGACCACCTAATGTTAATTTAGTTTTTTCTTCGTTTTCTATTTGTGGTGAAACTTTATCACCTTTACATCCACATCCCATAACTTTTTATTTTACTCCCTTTCTTAATTCTTTTTCCGTTATTGAACATTTTGACCCTTTGTTTAAATTTTCTTCCCAAGGAATAAATTCTAAATTTTTAATATCACCAATAATTTCTGGTTCAATACCTTGTTTAAAACCTTCTAAAATTGAAAATTTATGGTCTAATTGGTACACACCATCAACACCGCATAAACCCCTTCTATCAAAATTAACCAATTTATATATTTTTTGTTTATTTGTAATTTTCATAACATCACTTCTATATTTTTTAAAAGCTGGTAATACTTCTAAATATTCTTCATAATTAATACCAATTCTAAATTTATCCTCGGTTCTTACAATACCCAATTTATGTAAATTAGTGTTAATTGTAGTATAAGGTATATTTAATTTTTCACTAACCTTATTCATTGAATTTCCATTTAAATATAATTTTTTAATTTCATCAATCTTATCATGTTTATATTCATAAATATTATTTCTTTCAATTCCATGTTTTTCTAAAATATTTAATACTGACCTTTTAGATATATTTAATTTTTCACTTATTTCTATTGATGAATCACCATCTAAATAAAAATTGATTATTTTTTGTGCTGGTAATTTACTTATTCTAACCTTACCTTTTTTAGCTTCACTTATTGTTTTAGATATTCCCATTTTTTTAATAATTCTCTGTGGTACTGTGGAACTAACACCTAATATTTTAGCAATTTCAATTGTAGATAAATTATCTTCTATATACATTTTTTTAATTCTTTCATATTTTTCTTTACGTTCTACTTCCCTTTTAATTGATTTTTTTGAAAATGTTTTATTACATTTAACACAAAAATATCTTTGTTCATTATTAACTTTGCCAAATTTTTGCACTTTATTACTACATTCACTACACTTCATTTTTTTATTTATTAATAAATATCAAAAATTTATAAAAAACAATTATCATGTGTGAAATAAATTACTTCACACGGATGCGGATATCTTTCTCTGGGAAACGGACTTCAAACATACTTTTAGGATTTCCGAATAATGTGTATTCATCTGAAACCATAATTTGTCTTGTGGTAGTATCTACATAAGGTTGTTCAATTTCATTCATTGAATATTTTCCTTCACCTACTTTGTTAAAAACTCTAATATCTATTACGTTGGTTACCCCACCAACATTATTTACATTTTCAATCAATTGACCCAAATAGATATTTTCACCCATATGATGTTTATTAATATCCATGAAATCTTTTACATTATTAATTACATTTGAAATGATTTGTGATTGTGGGTAATCTTTTTCTACCAATAAATCAAATTCAAACCCTAGATTAACGATTTGGCCATCAGCAATGGCTACATAATCATTCAACATTCGATAATCAGCTAAATAATTGGAAATATTTTGTTTTAACGTGCTAGTTGATGAATTGGTTAATTTACTACTACCATCTAAACCTAGAATATAAATTAATATCTTGTTTTGTTCTTCAAAGACACCAGTTCTAAAAGGAACACCAAATTCACCAGGCATAAGACTAACTCTAGCTTGATAATCTTTAATTGTTACCGCTCTATTTTGTGAAGCGAAATTATATCTAACTAAATTTCTAATTTCATCAACTGTAGGTTCATCTCTACCACCTAATGCTGGAACTGGATTATTAACTGTTAATGATTGCCTAACTGAATTGTTGGTTGCATCGATTGGCCCATTAATAAACATATTAATCAAATTAGTTGTAGTGATTGTGTTAGAACCTAAATTTGTGTTTGAGCCACCACCGACTCTATACTGCACAAATAATGTTGTTCCAGCTTTAAGAGTTTCACCCAATGATAAGTTATTGATGAAATCACCTATTCTATCTGTTAATGAACCATTAACATTAAATTCTGATAAGGATGTCACATCTGAACTGCCACCACCAAAAATTATTTTTATAAAGCCATTGTCTGTATATTCTTTTATAAATTTTCTAGTAATTCTAACCCATTTACCTGGTCGAATACCAGCATTATCTGAACTAGCATTTACATCTTCAATAAATTTAGTGTCTTCAGCTAAAGCATCAACTTCAAACCATCTATTATCAAAATTTAAAAATTCATCAATGGTTGGTTCAGTTGAATATGAAGTGCCATTTTTCGTTATAATTGAAGTAATTGATAAAATATCGTTATCTGGTAATACCAATTCATAAAAAGGTACTACATCCGAAGTTGAAATTGTTTTCTTAAATGTTTTAGTAATACCATTTAAAACTATTTCTCTTTTTGTTAATGTATAGTTGGTGATGTTATTGTTGCTATCTAAATAAGGTATTATTAACCTATTAGGTAAACCACCTGTAGTAAAAGGATTTGAGAAATCAATATCATCTATCGTTTCAAACACTTTACCACCACCAGCTACTTGTGCGCCAACTCTAACTAAAGGCGCATATCTAACATCAAATGAATCTCCAAGTACTGGAACAGTAACTGAAAAATCTACGATACTTATAGATGGCCTTTTAGCTGGAATTTTAAGACCAAAAGTTCTAGCCATTGATAATACTGAACTTCTTTGTTGTGCGTAGTCAATTTGAGTTTCCTGAAACATTCTATCAGTGTTTACTGAAAGCATGTCACTAACCGCAGCATTTAACTCAATTAAAAGCATACCAATAGATGCATCATTGAAATCCGATAAAATATCAGGGTAATATTGTTTTACAAAATCTATTAATTCTGTTCTTACATCAGCAAAATTTCTACTTGAATATGCAATTCCTTTACTCATAATTTGTTTTATTATAAATATAAGATAAATAATTTTTATAAAAAATAAAGTAAATTAGGTTTTTTAATTATTTTTTAGTATATTTATGGTATATTTAAATAGGTATGAAAAAAACAACTAAAAAATTTATAAATGAATCTAAAAAAATTCATGGTGATAGATATGATTATTCTAAAGTAGTGTATGTTAGAAATAATGATAAAGTTATTATAGTTTGCCCTAAACATGGTGAATTTTATAAAACCCCAGTGCACCATTTAAATAGAAATCAAGGTTGTCCAAAATGTAAAAATATAGAATTTGGGTTATCTCAATTAAAAACAAATGAAGAATTTATAAATGAATCTAAAAAAATTCATGGTGATAGATATAATTATTCTAAAGTAAAATACTCTGGAAATAAGAATAAAGTTATAATAATTTGTCCTAAACATGGTGAATTTCAACAAATACCTGATAATCATATAAAAGGTAAAGGGTGTAAATATTGTGGTGGAACTGCTAAATTAGATACCAAAATTTTTATAACTAAAGCTAAAAAAATTCATGGTGATAGATATGATTATTCTAAAGTAAAATATGTTGACACTAAAACTAATATAACAATTATTTGCCCTAAACATGGTGAGTTTGATATATTACCGAATAATCATTTATCAAAAGGTCAAGGTTGTTTAAGTTGTTTAGGTAGAGTATTTGACACTAAATCATTTATAACTAAAGCTAAAAAAATTCATGGTAATAAATATGATTATTCTAAAGTAAAATATATTGATTTGACCACTGAAGTTGATATTATTTGTAAAACTCACGGATTAGTAAAAGAAACACCCTTATACCATATAAATAACTATGGTTGTAAAAAGTGTACCAATTCAACATCAATAATTGAAATGGAAGTTATTGATTTTATTAAATCAATTGATTTAAATTTTATTAAAAATGATAGGTCTGTATTGGGTGGTAAAGAATTAGATATTTACATACCATCTAAAAAAATAGGTATTGAAATTAATGGGTTGTATTGGCATTCAGAAATATATAAAGATAAAAAATATCACTTAAATAAAACTAAATTATGTGAATCTAAAGGTATTCAATTAATTCACCTATTCGAAGATGAATGGGTTTATAAAAAAGAAATTGTTAAATCAAGATTGAAAAATTTATTGGGATTAAGTAAGAATAGAATTTATGGTAGAAACACTATTGTAAAATTAATAGATAGTAAAACAAGTAAGATATTTTTAGATAATAACCATATTCAAGGTAATGTTAATTCTAAAATTAAATTAGGGTTATATTATGATGATGAGTTAATTAGTCTAATGACTTTTGGTAAAAGAAAAATATTTGGTAACTCTGAGTGGGAATTAATTAGATTTTGTAATAAATTAGATACTACAGTCATTGGTGGTGCTAGTAAGTTATTTAAATACTTTGTTAAAACTTATAAACCCAAATCAATTATATCCTATGCTGATAGAAGGTGGAGTTCTGGTAATTTATATAAAAATTTAGGGTTTGAATTTAAACATGCTTCGTTACCTAATTACACATTATTTAATGATGTTTTAAAAATAAGAGAGAATAGATTTAAATATCAAAAACATAAATTAGTTAAAATGGGTTATGATTCAAACTTAACAGAAAATGAGATTACACAAAAATTAGGTTTATATAGGATTTACGATTCTGGTAATTTAAAATATGAAATTATAACTGAATAATAATCATGTCACGAGTTTCGAATACATCTTCAGTGATAGTGTACTCTAATTTAACTACAGCACCATATTGACTTTGAGATGCTTCTTCGAAAGTAATTGAATCTACTCTTAAATTAGGGATGTATTTTTTAATAGCCTCACTAATTTCAGATTTAATTCCACTTTCAGTAATTCCATCATAAGGGTCAAATAAATATTTTCTTAAATTGGTCCCAAAATCAGGTAAATATAAACGTTCACCCTTATTGGTTAGAATTAAATGTAGTAAATCAGCTTTGATGGCTTTGGTATCTACAGTATTTAAATCTAAAAAGATCCCTTTTGGTCTATCTTTAAAGTGTAAGTTAATATTAATACTCTTATTTGCCATGACTTTATTTACTAATAAATATCTAAAAGTAAAGTTTTAAACAAAAAAAAGAG